AAAGGATTTGAAGATTTACCGAATGGAAGTTGGTTTATTTCCTGCAAAGTTGACAACGATGAAATATGGAATGACTTCATTAAAGAAGGAGTTTTTAAAGGGTTTTCAGTTGAGGGATTTTTCCAAGAAAAACAAGTTAAGGAAACTAAGTCAGAAGAATTAGAATTGCTTGAAATGTTGAATAGATTACAACAAGATAAATATAATATAATTACAAATATGAGTGAAGCTAAAAACTTATTAGACAAATTAAAATCAATGTTTCAAGAGGAAACTATTGAGGAAAAAGTAACCATGCAAGAAGCTAAGTTAGCTGATGGAATTACTATCATAAAATGGGATGGCGAATTAAAAGAGGGAACTTTGGTTTCAGTCGTTTCAGAAGAAGGAGAAATCCCTGCACCAACAGGTGACCATGAGTTGCAAGATGGACGTAAGATAACTATCGAAGAAGGCGGAGTTGTATCATCAATTGAAATGCCAAAAGAAGAAAAGGAAGAAGAAAAGGAAGCGGGCGAAGTTGAGATAAACATGAGCGAGCAGGAGATAATGGCTATCAAAGAAATGTGTAAGTCTTATGAGTCAAGAATCAAGGCACTTGAGGATAAAATGAAGGTTGACAGCGAAATGATTTCTGAGCAAACCGAAACAATTGGCAAGCAAAAAGAAGCTATGTCATTGATGTTTCAAATCGTTGAGAAATTAGCAGATGAACCAAGTGCAGAAGTAAGCAAAACAGAATCATTCAACGTAAAATTATCTGAGCAAAAGCAAAACGAATTAGATAATCTAAGTAGAGTAGTAGAATTTTTAAACAAAAAATAAAATATTATGTCATTTAATGTAACGGCTTTGGCAGCCTACACAAAAGCCAACGAAAGAGAACTATTGACTAAGTCATTATTCTCAGCTAAATCAATCAGTTTAGCTACTAAAATGCCGGGCGTTAAATCGTCACAGCAAGTTAACGTAATGGATACCGATGCGGTATTCCAAGCAGGTACTTCTTGCGGATTCAGTGCATCAGGAACAACAACATTTTCAAACAGAACATTAACTGTTGCACCTATCAGAGTACATGAGGCTTTATGTCCAAAAGACTTAGAAACAAAGTACCTTCAATTAGTGATGGCTCCAGGTTCTAATCCTAAAACTATTCCTTTCGAAGAAAAGTACACCGATTTAAAAGCGGGTTTAATCGCAGAACAATTAGAGACTGCATTTTGGCAAGGTGATACAACTTCAGGAAATTCGAGTTTAGCTCGTTTCGATGGGTTGTTGAAAATCATTACAGCGGCTTCAGGTTCAGTTATCCAAGCGAATGCAAGTGGATTCACAACAGGCGCACCTTACAGCGCATCAGGTGGTATCACTACTTCGAATGTGATTGCAATTTTTCAAGGTGTTTACAGAGCGTTACCAGTTGCGATATTAGACAAACCTGATACGGTTGTTTTTTGCGGAATGGGTACTTTCAGAACTTACCAATTGGCATTAACCAATGCAAACCTATTCCATTACAATACCGATTCAAGTAACTCAAACTTTGAGATTACTATTCCAGGTACTAACATTAAAGTAATTGGTGTGAATGGATTGAATAACACTAACCGCATAATTGCAATGAGAAGTTCTAATATGTTCTTTGGTTGCGATGTGATTGGTGAAGAATCTAAGTTCGAGATGTTCTATGCACAGGAAGCTATGGAAGTTCGCTATGTAGCAGAATTCAAAGCAGGTGTGCAGATTGCATTTCCTAACGAGATTGTCAATTTTGTTTTAGCATAAATAACGGGGGTTAATAGCCCCCATTTAATTTTATAAAATTATGGCGTGTGCAGTAGTTTCAGGATATACATTAGATTGTAAAGACGCAGTAGGTGGCTTAAAGAACATCTACTTTGCGAATGGTTTAGTTTCAGCAGCTACAATCACAAGTTCAGTTTCAGGAGGTATAAGTTTAGTTTCAGGCGTGCAATTTTACAAGTATGAATTAATGCCACAGGCAGCCGATTCATTTACTGAGGAAATTACATCAGCACCTGCAAACGGAACTATATTCTATACTCAAACATTGGTAGCAAACTTTGCTAAAATGAGTCAAGCACAAAGAGCCAAGTGGCTTGTAATTGCTCAGGCAAGATTGTTAACTATCATTGAGAAGAAGGATGGAACTTTTTGGTTGTTAGGTCAAGTTAATGGAATGGAAGTTAGCGCAGGAAGTCATACTTCAGGTGCAGCAATGGGAGATTTTAACGGAGTTCAGTTAACTTTAACAGGAATGGAAGCATTACCTGCTCAAGCATTGGTAAGTTCATCAGCATTTACCACTGCATCATAAGCATTGATTGTGTGTTTTCATATATTTATTGGTGATTAAGCCCCTTAATTGGGGCTTTTTCTTTGCAACAAATCTACATTTCAATACTTTACAATATGATTAACTTAGAATTAGGATTGAACGTAGTAGCATTGACACTTAAAGAAGATACTCCAAGTGGTTATGCACTTAATTCGTATTTGTTTAAATTCTTTTCTCATGCAACAAATGACACTTTATATTTTTTAGGTTCAGTTGAAAACTCTGACAAGGAAAGATACAGCCAAGTTAACATAACAGTAGTTAATAATATTGCTCAGCAAGATTTAACTCAAGCGATTATCTACCTACCTAATACTGGCTTTTATGAATATACAATCTATGCACAAGAATCACCTGATATAACACCTGAACCGAGTGATGTATTATGTGAACAAGGTCGAGTACTATACGCATTTAATGAGGCAACTATAACAAGCTTCTCACCTGACATCGAAACAATAATTTATAATGGATAAATACACATTCTATACAAGCGAACCAATTAGCAGTTATAAAGTTCCAATCTTCGAAAAGGAACGTAATAAAGATTGGGTGAGATATGGAGAAGATAATGCATATCCTCAATATCTTTGCGACCTTTTTAATAAGTCTGCAAAGCACAATGCCATCTTAACAGCAAAACAAAAATATACTTTTGGACGTGGCTTAAAGATAGTTGATGGCAAAGAATCCGCTCAAGCTATTAAGGCTCAAGATATGCTATTGAATCCTAACAGATTTGAAACCTTAAATGATATTTTTGAAAAGGTAGCACTTGACAAAAGATTGTATGGTGGTTATGCTTTACAAGTAAATTGGAGTAAGGCAAGCGGAAAGATAGCAGAATTGTATCACATGGACTTTGCTAAGATTCGTTCGAATGTAGATAACACCGAGTTTTATTATTCTGAAAATTGGGAAGATTATAGACCTAAGTACGCAATATTCAAGGCGTTCAATCCTGAGAAAAAAGAAGGTTTGCAAATTCTTTATTATAGAGAATACAGACCGAACTTATCTACTTATCCTTTGCCTGATTATATTGGTGCAATTCCTTATATCGAATCTGATGTAGAGGTGGCAAATTTTCATAGGGCAAATCTTCAAAACAATTTCTTTTTCGGTGGAATCTTAAACTTTAACAATGGAACGCCCGAACCAGAAGAACAACAAGAACTTGTTAAGAGAATAAATCGCAGACATGGCAGTACTGATAATGCAGGAAGGTGGATTATTAACTTTTCAGATGGTCAAGATAAATCTCCGAATGTTATCCCGATTCAACCTGCAGACTTAGACAAACAATTCGATATACTTAATAAAACAATTCAGCAAGAGATATTCGTAGCACATAGAGTTACCTCACCTATCTTCATGGGGATAAGAGTCGAGGGTCAATTAGGTGGCAGGAATGAAATGATTGATGCTTTTAGATTATTTCAGCAAAATGAAATAAGACCTGACCAAGTACATTTTGAAAAGGTATTTAATTACTTAGCTAACTTTAATGGTGTTCCGAATGCTTATCGAGTTGAAGAATTAGAACCGTTCAATCCTGAATTTACAGAAGCTACTTTGTTAGAGATTGCAACTAAGGATGAACTAAGAGAAATGGCAGGATTGCCAGTTATTGAAGCTACTGAATCAGTTAAGAAATTAGAATCTTTACCGACTAAAATTCAAGATAAGATAATTGATACTTTATCAACTGAAGAATTGAGAGGTTATGTAGGATTGCCAATTCAGATGAAAATGGAGTTCGAAGATAATTGGAAAGATGAAATAAAAGTCTTTGCTGAATTTGGTGATAGTGTCGAGAATTATGATTTATTCGAAAGTCGCAGAGTAGAAGCATTTGAGGACTTAGACGAAGATGTTCGCAAACATACATTTGAAGAACATTTAGAACACTTAGAGCAAACTTTGTATGAATTTGTAGTAGCTAATACACCCGAAGAAAACAAAGTTTTAGAAGCGGTTAAAAAAGACCCTTTTATTTCTAAAAAGGATTTAGGAGTAAACACCGATTTGACACCTTCAAAATTAGATGAAGTTTTAAAAAGTTTAAAAGATAAAGCGATTCTAACCTTAACAGAAGGAACGTGGAATATCCTGCAAGTAGTTCCTAAAAAATCAGCTATTAAAAGAATAGCAGATGAGATAAGTAAGTTCCAAGTCAAGTATAGATACACAGGACCGCAAGACTCAAAGAATAGAGAGTTTTGCGCTGCTTTGTTAGAACTTGACAGGCTTTATACTCGCAAAGAAATTGATACTATATCAAGGCGTGTAAATCGTGACGTATGGAAAAGGCGTGGAGGGTGGAAAACAATCAAAGGAACTGACATTCATGTACCATTTTGCAGGCATCAGTGGGCGGGGGTTTTAACAAGAAAAAAATAACAATATGGCAACAGTACTTTTCATATCCGAAGCGACATTAAAGGCTGAAACAATTATCAGCGAAAATGTAGACCCTAAACTTTTAATACCTACAATCAAGGAGGCACAAAACATTTACATTTTGCCTTTATTGGGAACGGCATTATACAACGATTTAGTCTACAATGTATCAGCAAATTCACTATCAAGTGAGTATGTTACGTTACTTAATGAGTATATTGCACCATGTTTGATTAAGTATAGTGTTTATGAATGTATTTTGCCTTTATCGTATAAGTTTCAAAACAAAAATATAGGCACAAAGTCAAGTGATTTCAGTCAACAAGCACCACTTAACGACCTTAGATATTTATTAGACTTTACAAAGTCAAGGGCGGAGTGGTATGCAGAAAGAGTAAGCAGATTTTTATTGGCTTATCAGACTGATTATCCTAAGTATTTGACTCAAGAAAATGCTAATGTAGCCACTATTTATCCAAATGCAAACAACTATACTAATGGTATGTT